CTTCGAGGGCGCCTATATCGACGACCTCGATGGCGCGCTGTTTTCCTACGAGATGATCGCGCGGGCGCGGGTGAGCGAATTGCCGCTCGCGCGCCGCGGCCGCATCGTGGTCGCGGTCGATCCGTCAGGCGCCGCCGGTCGCGACGACGAGCGCGCCGACGAGATCGGCATCGTGGTGGCGGCGAAAGGCGACGACGGCCACGCCTACGTGCTCGCCGACCGATCGCTGCGCGACGCGCCCGCCGCCTGGGGCCGCGCCGCGGTCGCGGCCTATCACGAATTTGGCGCCGACCGCATCGTCGTCGAAGAGAATTTCGGCGGCGAGATGGTGCGCTTCGTCATCCGTGCCGCGGATTCGTATCCGCACGTGCACGCCGTCTCCGCCTCGCGCGGCAAATTCCTGCGCGCCGAGCCGGTGTCGGCGCTCTACGAGCAAGGCTTGGTGCATCACGTCGGCCGCTTCGCGGTGCTGGAAGACCAGCTCTGCGCCTTCACTGCCGCGGGCTATCGCGGCGAAGGCAGTCCCGACCATGCCGACGCGCTGGTCTTCGCCATCACCGAGCTGATGCTCAACGAAGGCGCTTCGATCATCGAGTATTATCGGCGCCGGAGCGAGGAGCGCCACCAGGCAGCGACCGAAGCCGGCGGGCCGGCGCGGTCCGAGCGCCGGCTCGGCGATCCGGCGACTGCACCGCCGGTGCGCCTACTCGTGCCGACGGGGGCGTCCTCTGTTCACGGTCTGTCCGGCACATTATATATGGTCGGCGCCGACCGCGTGGTTGCGGTGACCGAGGAAGACGCCGCCGCGCTTGTTGCCAACGGCTTCGAGCGGATCGCTGGCAGCGACCGACGATAGCCTGAACAGTTTCCGCTCATTCCCGCGAAAGCGGGAATCCAGGTTCGAGTCCCACAAATAACAGAGTTTCCAAACATGCCGGGTGGCGCGCCAGCCGCTCCGGCATGGCGCGGCCCGTTTTTTCGCGGGCCTGACCAGCGTCTTCCTTTCCGCCTCGCCGATGTGCCCCTGCGCGTCCGCCGCCCCGCCCGGCGGAGCGCATCATCTCGACGGCGGCGAACAGGCGGGAAGGGGACGCGGGTCGCCGGGTCGGGCGCTCCGTCAGATTTTCAGACGGAGTGGCCCGACCCTTTTTTATCCGCTCCCACCTCAACAAAGAGGGGGAGTGAAATCGAGCAAACAAACAGACAGCCGATGACCGAACAAATCCGCGGCGCGGGCCAGCCGAGCTGGCCGCTGTCGCCGTACCAGATTGCGGTGTCCTACGGCGCGGGCCAAAGCGCCGCCGGCACGATCGCGCGCGGCAGCGGCGCCGACTGGTTCGGCCCGCTCGATCCGCTCAAACCCATTGCGCCGCCCGACGTCGCCGGCCGCCGCTTCGATTTTCCGCCCGGCTATAACCTCGCCATCCGTCCGCGCGCCTACGAGCCGGTCGGCTTCGCCGAACTGCGCGGCTTCGCCGACGCCTACGATCTGCTCCGCCTCGTCATCGAGACGCGCAAGGACCAGATGGAGCGCCAGCGCTGGCGCATCCGCCCGCGCGATCCCAAGCTTAAGCGCAAAAGCGCAAGCGTCGACGCCGACATGTCCGAGCGCATTGCCGCGCTTGAAGCGTTCTTTCAAAGGCCCGACGGTGTCACGCGCTGGAAAACCTGGCTGCGCGCGCTGCTGGAGGACATGTTCGTCATCGACGCGGCCACGCTCTATTGCCGGCGCACGCGCTCGGGCCAGCTCTGCGCTCTGGCGCAGCTCGACGGTTCGACCATCAAGCGCCTGATCGACGACTGGGGCCGCACGCCGCTGCCCTATGCCGGCGCCGACGGCACGATCGTCTGTCCGCCGGCCTATCAGCAGGTGCTCAAAGGCCTGCCCGCCGTCAATTACGCGGCGCGCGACATCATCTACCGGCCGCGCAACGTGCGCGCCCATCGGGTCTACGGCTATTCGCCGGTGCAGCAGGTGCTGATGACGGTCAACATCGCGCTGCGCCGCCAGATGTGGCAGCTCGATTATTACTCGGAAGGTTCGATCCCCGATGCCCTCATAGGGGTCCCCCAGGGCTGGACGCCCGACCAGATCAGGCAATTCCAGGATTACTGGGATACCGAATTCACCGGCGACCTCGCCAAGCGCCGCCGCGCCAAATTCGTGCCCGGCGACAGCGCGGTGAAGGTGCACCAGACCAAGGAACCGGAGCAGAAGAACGACTTCGACGAATGGCTCGCGCGCATCATCTGCTACGCCTTTTCGGTGCCGCCGCAATGGGCGGTGAAGCTGATGAACCGCGCCACCGCCGATAATCAGTCGGAGCAGGCGGAGGACGAGGGCCTTGAGCCGACCAAGGAGTGGGTGAAGGACCTGGTCGACGAGATCATCGCCGAAGAATTCACCTCGCCCGATCTGGAGCTCGCCTGGCTCGACGAGGACGAGGGCGACCCCAAGGGCCTCGAAGCGGTGCTCGAAGGCCGCGTCAAGCTCGGCGCGGTGACGCTCAACGAGATGCGCGACGCGCTCGGCCTCGACCCTTACGCCAACCCCGCCGCCGACCGGGCGATGGTGCTCACCCCGACGGGATACGTGCCGATCGAGGCGAATGCGGGAGGGGAGGGGGCGAGCACAGTCGCAGACGCGAACAGCCACACCGCAAACGGCCATGTTCCGACAGCGGTCCAGAAATACAGTCCTGACCAGCCGCGCGTGCCGGCAGGTAATCCCGATGGCGGGCAGTGGACGAGCGAGGGTGAGAACGGCGCGCAATATGCCGCTTACGAGGCGGAGAACGATGATGCGGCCAACGACAATCTCACGCCAGAGCAGATATGCCGCCAAGCATATTCTAACGGTCTTACATGGACCCGGTTGAACACGATAAATCCAGAAAAATATTTAGACGCGCGATACCAGCTCACATCGGCGCTAGAGCTCTGCTTAAATCTGGTTAATGGAGTGCGACCAGTTTCTCGCGGCGGTGATTTCGTGTATTTCTATGGGGACGGCCTGGTAATTTTCAGGCCAGGTCAGGCTCCGATTTATGTTCCGCGCGTGGGAAGATAAGACATGTCGATGGGAAATCATTGCATGAATTCAGCCTTTGGTGGAAAGATTGCCAAGGAGCAATATTCTACTGCGTATGCGTCCGAGATATGATCGGATCAACCAGCCATGAACAAGACGGAAATACTGTGTCCGGGTCCAATACCGGCAAACGAGACGCCCGCAGCTGACAATCCCGCCTTCGTCAGTGCTTGCATGGCCCTTACGTCGATCGATGCAGCCTCTCTGGGCTGGCAGCTGGGCAAATCTATTCTAACCCATAGCGACGTTTGGGGACTTGTGTGGCGAATCGACTTTCAAGCACGAGGGCACCCTGAGGACTCGGATTATGTGAATCGTCGTATCTGCTGGGGCACGAAAGACGGTGACGTTCTCGGGACCTCAACGGTTTTTGGCCAGAAGCCGCTTTAAGTGACCTCGTCGACGATATCAACGACGACGAGGGCGATCCCAAGGGCCTCGAAGCCGTGCTCGAAGGCCGCGTCAAGCTCGGCGCGGTGACGCTCAACGAAATGCGCGACGCGCTCGGCCTCGACCCTTTCGCCAACCCCGCCGCCGACCGGGCGATGGTGCTCACCCCGACGGGATACGTGCCGATCGAGGCCAATGCGGGTGGGGAGCGGACGAATTCTCAACGCGCAAATGGCCAAACCGCGTCTATGGTCCAAAAATATAATCCGGACCAGCCACGCGTTCCGGCAGGCAATCCCGATGGCGGCGAGTGGACGAGCGAGGGTGGTAACGGATCATCGGGCGATTCGACTGCTAGCTCCGACCCCAACGGCACGTCACGGCCAGCGCAGTACGCGGCGCTGGATACCGGCACGCGGACGGATGCCACACCCGGCGAACCAAATGTTCAGATAGCCGCGGGTCCCGGTCGCCCCGGCTATCCGATAGATTTAAACGAAGAGGAGGCGCTCGGTGGCCATACAATTGGCGCACACGTTGGAAGGAGTGAGAATTCCTTGCTATCCGATGTCAGGGAGGCTGCGCTAAACTCCGGTGATGCCATAGATCTTGTGAATGGGCTTAGAGAAGGGTCTTTTCCTTCATTGGAAGCAGCAAATAAGCTCGTCAACGCAACGATCGCGCAAAATCAAGCCCTGGTCGATCTTGTGGCCTCGGGATTATCGCCGCGCGAGGAATTAGATGCGGAATTTGGTTCACCGACAGGATACGAAGCCTATGCTCAAACAAGTCGATCCACGCCATACATTCGCCCCACCTATGGCGTCCGCGTAGTCATTGTGCCGGACCAAGGGTCCGCTAAGGGATATCGAGTGGATACAGCATTCCCGATCAACTTCTAACCGGCAAAGCACAATGTCGAACCTAGAGATGGACATTTATACCCGAGCGACAGGGGTGCAGGTCACGATCGCGTGGGTCGATGAGGACGAATATCAGCTGGGAAAGAAGTTTCTCACAGAGTTAGGCGCCGGTTGCGGACAATCGAGCGACCGCCGCAGTGACAAGTCTGCCTTCTATTACCTCGAGACCGAAGATCAGCTCAAATCGTTATACGCATTCATGCGAGGGCTGAGGGACAATAAAGAAACATAGAATGCGGCCGATCGCGGTTTTTGCGTTCCAAAATGCAATTGTATCTGCATAACGTACCTTAGAGACTCCGCGCGGCGAGTAAGGATCATGAAAACTATCGAGCTTGATGCCACAAAATGGAAAACGGTACTCGATTTTTATCATGTGCTCCTTGCCGCGGTTGAGGCTCCCAAGGGACACGGTAAGAGTCCAGATGCCTTGATTGATTCAATGATCTGGGGTGGAATGAATGCCGTGAAGCCGCCATACACGGTCCGAATCTCAGGCCTTTCTGCGGCGTCCCAAGAGGTTCGTGACCACGTTCAACTGGTGAGCGATCTGCTCACGGAGGGACGCATTTATCGAAAACGGCACAAGGGCGACGACGTAGAGGTCTCGATTGTGATCGCGCCTGCGAGCGGTGGAATTGCGCCTGATGATCAGGCGGCCAAGATTCGTGATGCGGTGGCGGCAGTGCAATACGAAGGGCCCGATCCCAGAGTCCGCTCGATAGCCGATAATCTTCGGCGAAAATTTAAACTGGGGCCTTATCAGGAACGATAACACAGAAGTCGCGGACCGATCGAGCAAGTAAGCATAGCGCGACGGCTTGACGCGCTGGAAGACCGGCTGCGCTCGCTGCGTGAAGACATGTTCGTCGTGGACGCGGCGACGCTGTATTACCAGCGCACGCGCAGCGGAAAACTCTGCGCGCTGCAGCAGCTCGACGGCTCGACCATCAAGCGGGTGATCGACGATTGGGGCCGCACGCCGCTGCCGTTCGCCGGTCCCGACGGCGCGATGATTTATCCGCCGGCCTATCAGCAGGTGCTCAAAGGTCTGCCGGCGGTCGACTACTCAGCGCGCGACATCATCTACCGGCCGCGCAACGTGCGCGCCCACCGCGTCTATGGCTATTCGCCGGTGCAGCAGGTGCTGATGACGGTGAATATCGCGCTGCGCCGCCAGCTCTGGCAGCTCGACTACTATTCCGAGGGCTCGATCCCCGACGCGCTGATCGGCGTGCCGCAAGGCTGGACGCCGGATCAGATCAAGCAGTTCCAGGATTACTGGGACACCGAGTTCTCCGGCGATCTGGCAAAACGCCGCCGCGCCAAGTTCGTGCCCGGCGAGGCCGCCGCCAAAGTCGTCCAGACCAAAGAGCCGGAGCAGAAAAACGATTTCGACGAGTGGCTCGCCCGCATCATCTGCTACGCGTTTTCGGTGCCCCCGCAATGGGCCACCAGGGTGATGAACCGCGCCACCGCGGATAACCAGTCGGAACAGGCGGAGGATGAAGGGCTCGAACCCACCAAGGAGTGGGTGAAGGACCTTTGCGACGAGATCATCGCCGAAGAATTTGCCTCGCCGGACCTGGAACTGGCCTGGCTCGACGAGGACGAAGCCGATCCCAAAGGCCTGGAGGCGGTGCTCGAAGGCCGCGTCAAGCTCGGCGCGGTGACGCTCAACGAGATGCGCGACGCGCTCGGGCTCGATCCATACGCCAACCCCGCCGCCGACCGCCCCATGGTGCTCACCGCCACCGGCTACGTGCCGATCGAGGCGAATGCCTCGTCGCGCGCGAGCTTGACCCGCGGATCCATGCTGCCTTGTGGCCCCGTGAATTATTGGGTCGAGGCCGGCAATGACGTGTCCCTGCAAAAGTACGATCCTGATCAGCCGCGCGTTCCCTCCGGCAATCCGCAGGGCGGGCAATGGACGAGCGAAGGCGG